CTCATTTAGATTTGTCCCCAAAAAGCGCTAATTGTGGCTAACTGTCGCTAAAAAGCGTTATCCCCTAGCAAAGGCGGTGACTATGGGGGGGTGGTGCGCGCCCCGCCGCCGCCCGCGCGTGTGACTGTGACTTATCCCCCCCCAAATTTTCAGCAATATTTTCAAATCCAGATTGCATCCATAAGCAACTATTGCTACCATCGGTCCACGCTCTGAACGGCGTATTGGTGGTCATAGAGCCCTTTGTTGGGTCACTCATTGACCGTATTGCTTACTCAGCACCACCCGGAATGTTCAGCTTTGGGTGACTCAACAAAGGGCTTTTATGACTATCGACAGACAGCTACCAGACGGAACCAGGTACGCCAGCATCAGTGAGCAGGTGCTAGACGACACCAGAATCTCATGGTTCGACAAGTGCGTCCTGGCCCAGCTTCTAACCAAGACAGCCGACTGGAAGGTGGTATCAACTTACCTGGCCACCAAGATGAACGTCAACGAACGGACAATCAGACGCAGCCTAAAGGCTCTTGAACTGGCCGGATACGCTCAGCCAATCTACTCAGAACCCAATGGAGTTAGGTACAGATCAGACACCCATGTGACTGCTACCCCCCGGACATCTGTGTCCAAGACCCCGGACATTTCTGTCCAGGACCCCCGGACATCTGTGTCCAAGACCCCGGACATTTCTGTCCAGGACCCCGGACACCGGTGCCCGCCTACTGAATCGGTATTACGGCTCCGCTATTACGGCTCCGCTATTACGGCATCAGAGGTACAGAATCGCTTTGACGGAATCGACGATGCGGAGGTAGTTAGAGCCATTGACCCTAGAGTGGCTACAGCCAAGCGAGTGCTGGCCGACTTTGCTGCTGGAAGCGCATACGACGAAGACACCATCGAAGACTGCCACCAGATCATTAACGAGTTCAGCCAAGGAGTAGCAGCATGAAGCAGCAACCAGTCAAGCACTACAAGCGCCAGGCTCTATGGAAGCCTCCGGTGAAGGATAGGGTCTACCTGGACGTTCCATTCGATGACAAGGATGCGGCTAAGATGCTGGGAGCTTGGTGGGATTCCGAAGCCCGGAGTTGGTACATCACAACAACCAAGCTGGCAAAGTTCCCTCAGTTCTGCATCTGGATGTATCCGGGAGAGCAAAAGCTATGGGCGAAGAAACGTGTGGAGTGGCTGCAACAGAACGACCCAGGAGAGCTGGTTAACATTGACGCTCTAGTGCGAGAGCTTAAATCGGAATCAATCAAGAAGGCTAATGAGGCAGCCTCCAATGCTCTCTCTCTAGCCATGGCCAAGTAGCTATCATCCACCCACCAAAGGAGAGATCATGAAAGCAAAAGCGGTTCCAGTGGCAGTGGCGGTAGCGGTAGTCGTGTTCCTGGCCATGCTCGTTGGCTTTGGCCGGATGGAAGAGCATGGAGGGTTCGTGAGAGGTCATTGGGCTTATGTTGGCCTTTACGTCATCGGTGGCAAAGCGCTTGTGGCGGCTGTCGTTGGCTCAATAGCTGGCGGTCTGACCTGGCTGTTTATGGCAAAGTAGCTTTATGAGAGTCAAAAACATTGGCAAATCTCTGAGATAATTCAGTTGCGTTAATTGCTTATTAATTCTCATCAGAGGTAACAAATGACACTAGACACTGGCCGGAAAATCGTGCAACTGCTGACTGAGGGCGGAACCCCTATCGGGATTCAGAGGCAGCTCAACCTAAGCGCCAGCATCTTTCAAGCTCGGTTTGAAGAGATCAGGGAAGCTGCTGGACTACCAAAGGAGAAGCGTGCATATCAGGCCTGCAAAGACCAGGTGATGTCCAACCTCGAAGACCTGGACAGTTTCCAGCAAGATCAGGCCTTGGCCAACGCCCGTTATCGTGATTCGTTGAATAAGTTCAGCTTTTAGGCATGGCCACCAAAGTCATCTCGGGTGAGAAGCATGTGGTGGTCAGCACCACAGACCCGACTGACCCTGACGCAATCGCAGCCTTTGAGACTGCTGCTGGCATCCCGAATAGGCCGGGTCGGCCAAAGACCCCGGTTTATGTGAACAAAAACGCTTTGGAGAACTTCACCAAAGACGTTGATCCAGATGTACTGAAGCACCAGCTTGAAGCTGCGAATGTGGCGGCTTTGTTTGCCAAGAGAGCCATCAGGCCAGACGAAATTGCAGCGCTTCGTCGCCGCATGTTAGAGGTGGTGGCTGGAGGACTGGAGGACGTGGCAGATGTAATTGCTGGCACCAGGACGTGGACCTCTGTTCAGGTCAGGCTGTTCAGCATCCTTGCAGAGAGGGTGATGCCGAAGCTCTCCACCATCACGGTGGAGGATACAACCAGCAAGACGATTGAGGACTTGAGCATAGAGGAGCTGGAGCAACTAGCCCTTGGCAAACGAAATCACGAGGCTATTGATGCTGTGGTGCATCAAGCCACTGGCCTTGAAGCGAAGGCTGAGAAGGCCGAGAGCGCCGCAACCAGGAAGGCTCTTCGTGGCAAGATGATCACCATTGCCAGCCTGGATGAGGCGGAGAAGGTCTACGTCGAATCCAAGCGTAAGCCAGCAGAGTACGGTAAAAAAAAAGCACCAAGCCCATCAAGCCGCACCAAGAAAAAAACCTCTCTGGCGGAGTAGGAAAAGGCGGCAGGACGCTCCAGGACATCTGGCGAGCTAAAGGGTTGTCAGAGGCAGAGGTGGAGGCCAAGACACAAGCCAGGATCGACTTGATTAAGGCAGTCAGAGCCAGAACCATGGCAAACCGGAAAGAGAAGGAAGCCCAGTCACTTGGCCTTGGTGATGCAGTAAAGGTAGCCACAACCATCGCCAAGACTCGCAAGGAGTTGGCCAGAGAGTTCAAAGTACCTCCGCGCAAGGGGGTGCGTAATCAAGCCAGTATCCAGAAGCGCAAGGTCAAGGACGCAGCATCCATCCAGGCCGAGCACGATAAGGCGTACAACCCACGCATCAAAGGCTTGGCTGGCATCGACGGCATCGTCACAGCAGAGGACGGAACCATTAGCCTGGCTGAGTTGAGAGAGCAGCGCCCGGAAGTCTTCAATCTCAAGCCTCAGCCTGTAGAAGGAAAGCCACCCAGCGCATCTCTCAGAGCTCTTCATGCAAATAGGATTGCTGCTGGCAAAAAGGACCGATATGAACACATCTTCAGCGATTGACCAGAAGTCAGCAGCACTGTACCTTCTGAAGCTCAAGCAAAGCTCCAATAGCTTTCCTGGGTTCATGAGCTACTACTACGATTTCGCTTGGGAGGAGTTCCAGAAAGAGCTACAGGAGGTGCTGGACTTGCTGGAGAAGGACTCGTTGCTGTCAAAGGGCGGCAACCCGGTTCGTAACCTGCTCATCACCATGCCTCCACGGCACGCCAAGAGCTTCAATGCCACCATCAATTTCCCGGCCTATGCTCTCATGCGTAAGCCTCATCGAGAGATCATGATCAGTTCGTACAACAATGAGCTGGCGGCCACATTTGGCCGAGGTACGAGAGACATCGTGACTGACCAGAAGGCTCGCAAGGCGTTCAAAGGCTTTGATCTCAGCAAAGAGACCAGGGCAGTAGACTTCTGGAAGACCACCTCTGGTGGAGCGTACTACTCTGTTGGCCTGAATGGCACTACCACAGGCCGTGGCGCATGTCTTACAGGTGATACCGAGGTCACTGTAACCACTGGACGAGATGCAACTAAAGCAACTACAATGGAGGCTGTTTTCAACAGTCCACAAAAGGAACTTTATGTGCTTGCATACAACCACGAAACTAACTCACCCTCTTGGGGAAGGATCAACAGACGTTCAAAAATTGAGGCGAGCGAACTATTTGAAATCTGCTGTGACGATGGTAGTGTTCTCACAGCTACTGGCGAACACCCAATCTACGTTGCCGGGAAAGGGTACGTCAAGGCGGAAAGCATTGCCCCCGGTGATCATCTCCTGCGCGTTCTGCCAGAAGGAATCAATCAAGCAAGCATTCGACATCATCAAGTCCATCAAGAGGGGTCACAAGGACTTGTATTGCTCTCCGGAGTGCAGCAAAGCGCACCATTCAACCAAGAACACGCCGCCATGCCTGGTGTGCGGGAAGCCAGCCAAGCTGAATACGTCGAGGAAGTATTGCAGCAAGGAATGCGTTATGCAGGCGAGAGTAGAGAGGGCGATTCAACACAAACACACTTGCAAACAATGCAGCAAGGAGTTCCTTACAAAAACGAATGTGGCCAAGTTTTGCTCAATGAGTTGCAAGAATATGCACCATTCGCAATCAATGCTGGACTCAGGAAACCCGAGGTTCATACACGGCCAGGAGGCAATGAAGATGAACCCAATCAGGAGAAGGTCGTTCAAGGACACCAGGAGAATGATCAAGGAGAGGGATGCGAGCAGGTGCATAGTCTGCAAGGAAACGGAGGACATCTTGGTTCACCACATCGACCACAACCAGGAGAACAATCTTCTCTCCAATCTTGTGACGATGTGCGCCCCATGCCACAGGCGGCACCATCTGGCATACAGACATCACAAGTCTCTATTGTTTCCGTGGTTAAGCGAGTACGCAGAGACTGCTTCGTCTACAACTTCTCTGTAGATGGATTTGAGAACTATTTCGCCAACGGGGTGCTTACACACAACTGCATCCTGGGAGTTGATGACCCCTACAAGTCACGAGAAGAGGCCGACAGCAGCACCCAGCGCCGCAAGGTCTGGGACTTCTACACGTCTGGCTTGATCAGCCGGATGCAGCCTGACAAGGATGGCCAGCCAGCAGTTCAAATCGTGACCCAGACTCGCTGGCACCCAGACGACATGGCTGGCCGGATCATGGAAAGCAAGGAGTTTCATGCTGGTGAGTGGATGCACCTGAACTACCAGGCGCTGACGATGAAGGAGCGAGGAGTCTACATCCGCCGAAACAGGCTGCCAAAAGATGACCCTCGCTACATGCCCAACATCACGCCAGAACAGGTCGCCACTGGCCGCAAGACCATTGAGGCACCTGGCCTGCTTCAAAAAGGAATCAACCCACGAGTAGAAGTGTCAGGACAGTTCCAGGCGCTATGGCCAAAGAGGTTTAATGTGGCTTGGCTACTCAGGCAAAAGAGTCTTATGGGAGACAGAGACTTCGAGTCGTTGTACCAGCAAAATCCATATATCCTTGGTGGCAACCTGATCAAGGAAAACTGGTTCAAGCGATACACGATGGACAGTGTTCCGCCCAGCTTTCATGCTTTGGCCGTCACGGTAGACACAGCCTTCAAAGCCAAGACGGTTAACGATTATTCTGTCTTCACGGTTGGAGGCATCACAGAGGCCGGTGACATTTATGTCTTGCGAGTGTTTCGAGAGAAGCTGGAGTTCCCAGACTTGAAGCGCAAAGCCATCGCCATCAATGCAACGTACCGGAGCCAGGGGCTAAGGGGGTTCTGGATTGAAGATAACGCCTCTGGCCAGTCTCTGATCCAGGAGTTGCGCTCCAGCAGCGGCATTCCTGTCATTCCATGGAAGCCTGGTGCGGTTGAGAAGTATCAGCGGGCAGCAGGCATCACGCCATTGATTGAAGGTGGCCGCGTGTTCATCCCCGAGGAGGCGGATTGGCTGGAGGATTGGGTCAATGAGCTGTCATCGTTCCCATCCTCCAAGCATGATGACCAGGTGGACTCATTTGTGATGCTGGTCGATGTCATGTCGCGCATGGTTGTGACTGGAATGAAGGAATTTTCGTCACCAATTGGGGACATCGTTGGAAAGAATGGCTTGCAAGACCTGTTATTTGCAGGCCAGGAGCTTCGATCAGACCCGCTTGGCTGGGCAGGTAGCCAGAACGGTTTTGGCAAGGCCGCAGGAGGCATGAGCGCTGCGGTAGATGGACAGTGGAAAGGGTGGGGCTTCTAAGCTATCGTGGTATCTGCATCGCGGTATCGGTTATGGTACGGCTTGCTGACGTCTTCGTCAGGGGAAAGGACAAAAGGGATGGTCCTTTTGATGGTAACGGCGCCTATGCTGTGCCCGGTGGCCAAGTAGAGCGGGTCTAAAGAGAGAGACTCGTCGTAGTACGCCTCATTGGCATACTGCGCTGCCACGATGTAGTTGACGTACCGCTCGTTTTTCCACTTCACAACCATGCGTTTGCGCACCAACCTGATCAAAACCTCCTTGAATGAGGTTCCTGTAACACCGGTGATCTGTTTAAGCTCAGGTTCCGTGATGGCGTGTGATGCTCGCCGCTCCAACACAGCCATTACACAGCCCTCTACCGTCAGCTCTTGATCGCTAACGTCGCCTGGTAATCTCTTCTTTGGTCGAGCCATGTTGCCTTTGGTTTGCGAGGGGTTTATTTTAGATGGTAAGCAACTAATACAACCATCGACATGCATTTCTGTTAAAAACTCAGGATGAACTCATCCTGGTTTGACTACCGATCCACATCTTGCAGCGACTCCAAGGTCGCTGATTTGTCGCCATTCGTGGACAAGCTCATGGGCTATGACGACATCTCTGAAGACCTGTCGCAGGAGCAAGAGAAGCGACTGGTTGACTATGTGAAGACCATCTCTGAGATGAGTTACAACTCCATCTCAAAAAGATACCCTGCTTGGCAGGAGGCTGACCGAGCGCATGACCTGTACGTTCCGGCAGACAGCACAGCATTCAGAAACAAGGTTGTCATCTCCGACACACGAGCTATTTCTGACACGGTTCTGACCTACTTCATGGCAGCCATTACTGGGCGTAATCCGATGTTCCAGTTGGAGGGCATCAACCGGGCCAGCAGGAAGCCAGCCATGCTGCTGGAGCGTGTGCTGCACCAGCAAATGAGGGCGAGCGCTGGCGAGGCTAGGCTGGCTCAGCAGTTTCTGGATGTCATCCGATACGGCACAGCACCAACCAAGTTTATTTGGAACGACCGGGTAAATTCAAACACCATAGTGAACTGCGATCCACGCAAGACCTTCCCTGACCCCAGGGTTTCGGCTGGAGACGTGGATCAGATGCAGTTCATTGTGTTCTCAGAACATGCCTCTGCCAGTGCGTTACGGCGCACCGGAATGTACCCCAAAATCACGAAGTATCCGCGCTGCCTGGACAACGACAACGTAGTCTCTGGCTGGGATAGTCATCAGTGGCACAAAGAGGCTGGACAGGGGTGGAACGTCAACCCCAACACGTTGATGGACTGGTCAACCAGCCACATGTTCAAGGTTGGCAAGAGTCATGTGATTGACGAGGCGTGGATTTGCTTCAATGGCTACGAGCTTGGTCTTCCGCAGCTTGGAGAGGTCTGGATGGTTATCACCATCATGGACGAGCGCTTTGTTATCCGGGCACAACTCTCACCCTATGGTCGCCAATTTCCGTGCGTTAACCCTGGCTTTGGCTTTGACGCTCACAAGAGCCACCAGCAGAGCCTCTATGACCTGCTGCTGCCTCTCCACGACCTTGGCACATGGTTGCTGCGCTCTCGCGTGGATAACGTGCAGGCGGCCCTTAACAACCTGATCTTCGCTGACCCCACCAAGGTAGCGATTCACGACCTGATCAACCGCAACCCGTGGGGCATTGTGAGGACTCTGCCAGGCACAAAGCCTGGAGATGGCGTTCACATAGCGCAGGTGCCTGACGTGACCAAGGGCCACTACCAGGACATCTCCTTCCTCTCTGACATGAAGCAGCGTGTGGCTGCTGCCTCGGACGCGCAGCAGGGAATGCCTACCGCTGACGTGCGTACAGCCACTGAGATTCAGCGCTTGAGCCAGCTTGGCTCCCAGCGCCTTGGCGTGTTATCTCGCATCATCTCTGCCACCGGCATACGGCCAGGTGTACGAATGATGGCGAGCAACATCCAGGATGCCTTGAATTACTCTGGGTCCATACGGGTTCCGGATTCACAGCAAAACGACATCTTGCGAGGAATGGCAGAGAACGGGTACGTGGATTTTGACGTCTCCATGCTACAGGGCCAGGTTGACTATCTCGTGGTTGATGGAACCTTGCCACTTGAGCCCACTAGATCGCCTGAGACCTGGATGGGAATCCTTCAGACAGTAGGACAAGCTGGCTTGATGATGGAATACGACACCGGTCGGATGATCGAGGAAGCCATCAAAAGCATGGGCGTACCAGATGTCGATCAGTTCAAGATCAGTCGAGAAAAGCTGGAGAGTGAGGGGATGACACCATCTCAAAAAATGGCTGTCATGGAGAAATCACGAGGCCAGTCATCGGTTCAGCCGCAAGAGAACATCGACAAGCAGCTCCAGGCTGGCAACATTGTCCCATTACGCCAAGCAGGAGGCATGAAATGACCAAGCCAACCAAAGCACAACTCGCACCCAACGTTGACCCTCTGCTGCGTGACTACATCGACGCCTGTATCTACGAGGCGATTGAGAAGGCCAAGCTCAGCCGACGCCTGCAAGGACGAGTGGTGGAGGAGACATTGGCAGCCACCACGGAGCGTTTGGCGAAGGTGAACAGTCTTGAGCGTGAGGTTCGGTCACATCTAGGCATCTACAAAGAGGAGTAATCCATGGCCACAGGCTACCAGTTCACTAGGCCAGATACGGATCAGGTCAAGTTCACCAGCTCCAAAACTGGAGATCACGTCCTGGAGGACTACCTACAGGACGCAGAGCTTGGCAACAAGACGCTGGCGACGTTGATGGGTGAGGTGTTTGATGCAACCGGTACGCTGAAAACCAACACCATAGCCACCCAGCAAGCAGAGATTGCCACTGCTCAAGCTGGCATCGCAACTGATCAAGCTGGCATCGCAACGGCAGCGGCGGCGTCTATAGAAGGAGGCCCGGTAGTAAGTGTCAATGGACAGACGGGTATTGTGGTGCTTTTTTACACCGCTGCTGAAGTCGGCGCGCAGGATGTGCTGGTGTCTGGTGCCAACATCCGAACCGTCAACGGCAACAGCCTACTGGGCGCTGGC